ACAACTAAAAGAGTAGAACAAGAAGGAGATACGTTATCACCGGCGAAATGCACCATTAAGGAAAAACAAGAATAATATGGGAATTATATACACAAACGGCAAAGAAAAGAAAACAATCGATTACTTTCGTAAAAGATTGAACTACAATGTTTTAACCAACGCAGACACCAATAAAAATCTTGTTAACTTTCATTTTGCAGAAAGACTTCTTTACGGAAGAGTAGACAGAAATTTCATTCCCATGATCTATAGTCCACAGCTAGTAAAATTAAAGAAATTTAGCAAAAACCACTCTCAAGAAACAAACTTACAAGCCATAAATTTTGTTGTAGACGCTTTTGAGGGACTTTCAAGACAATTTGATAAATGTGTCCAATTGAGAAAAATAGATCCCGCAGATCCATTTTTAAGTTCTCTAAAGATTTACAAGGCGTATCAAGATCCAGAAGTTCTCTATAATCAACATAGAGAAGCTTATTTTAAAACATTAAAAAGCATTTTTATCCAAAATAAAATACAAGTAAAAAACTTCACAGAATTTATTAAAGAGTTGCTTATAATGTTGCAACGAACCGTCAAAAGAAACGCACTGACAATGCCAGGTTATGTAAAAAGCAAAAGATGTCCAACGAATATTTCTGGTTTAGTGATAGAAATAGCTGACATTAATCTTAAGAATGATCAAGAAAAAATAGATAATTTTATAAACAGCAACAATTGGGATTTCTATTTAAATGCTTGTAACTCATATGGCTTTATGGTTGATAAATTTGTTCCGTGGCGATTGGTGGCGGATATAGGATCAAGTCCACACAAATCTGCTATTTTTGATTATGCTGAACAACACGGATTGTCATCCACAAATGCTATAATAGGCGCAGCGTATATGCCAGCCTATGTGAAATATTATGATAATTTTAAAGCTGATTTGTTACGTTTATATAACATGGTGAGACCACGCACCGTACAAGAGATTGAAGAGTGCGGTTCCCGCACAATTATTAGAAATGTAAACACAAAGGATTACACATTAGAATCCTTAAGTAAACAATATCCTGATGCATATTTTATGAAATTATATTTCGAGATCAGATGCTATGAAGAAGAGACGCCGCTCCCTGGAAACCAAAAATTACTGCTTATGGATGATTGTGAAGAAATCAGACAAAGCGCTGGCCAGCGCCGTGCTTTACAGATTTTTGAAAGAATTATAAATAAAACATTTGACTATAACGGTTCTCTGAGTTATATTAAGAAGAGATTGGATTTAATCAAGGCAGACGAATTCGATCAATAAGAGGGTACAAGAGGGAGTAATGCTTTTTCAGGCTATTGATGATAAATCTGAATGCATAGGTGTATACACCGATGGTAAATTGCATTTTGAGGATTTCCCCGACGATCTTACCAGAACGTGGCGTTACACCGGTTCGATTATAGATGACGCGGTTGAATATGGGTGGATATATGCTTTAGGAAGTGAACTTAAGCATGTGTGTCCGCAGGATTATGCTGAAGAGTTGGCACTCACCGAAAGAAAGCTTCGAGCATATGTAAAAACTTTTAAAATCGCAAAAGTCAACTTAAATGATCATTGTATTTTTGACTTGGTTCCTCATGATTTCTTAAAGCGTTTTTGCGAGGTTAAAAACCGCATCACAGAACATGTTCTTGAAACGCGGTCAAAACCGTCAAATTATCAACATTTGTGCGATGTTGAAAAACTGTTATATAAGATACGCTATAAAAAGTTGAATCTGAACACTTCCGAATGTCGCCATTTGATGCTTTCCACTCTAGAGCGCCACAAAGCACAAGAATTGGCCAAGAACTTTAAGTATATCGACTATAACCTCTTTGGAACGGTCACAGGCCGCCTCACAACGAATCCTGGCTCTTTCCCGGTACTTACCCTCAAGAAAGAGTTCCGAAAGCTTCTGAAGCCGAATAACGACCTTTTTGTGGCACTTGACTATAATGGCGCCGAAGTTCGCACCTTCTTAGAACTAGCTGGACACGAACAACCAGATTATGATATTCATGATTGGAATGTAAGAAATGTGTTTGCAAATACGCTGACGAGGGATGAGGCAAAGGTTGAATTCTTTGGGTGGCTATATAACTCCCGAGAAGACGCAGTTTTAAGCGAGATTTACGATAAAGATAGCGTACTTGACAAGTGGTACAATGGTGATTATATTATAACTCCGTATAATCGTCAAATAGAAGTTGATGACTTTAAAGCCCTTAACTATATTATTCAAAGCACAACAGCAGATCGAGTTCTATCAAAGGCTGTTATAATAGATAAAATGCTTGAAGATAGAAAATCTTATATTTCGCATATACTTCATGATGAAATTGTGATAGACTTTGATAATGAGGATAGGGACATTATCATGGAGATTAAGGCTGTTTTTGAAGATGGTTATTTGAGTACCATGAAGGCCGGCAAGAACTACTTTGAATTGAGTGAGTTGAGTCTATGATTTCGATTATTGGTCTCGGTAATGCAGCCTCCAGCATAGCAGAAAGGTTTAAATCGATTAAAAATTATAAAGTCTATCTGCTTAACAGTAAAATTGAAAGACACAGCAAATATAAACGCAAATTACAAGTTTTTGATACGCCCGAAGAATATGAAAAAAAGATTCCAAACTTAAAAAAGTTTTTTGCCGAAATCACCGATAGAGTACAAGTTTTCATCGTAGGCTCGTCTATGAGTTCTAACTATTCCCTTGGTGTACTGCAACAACTTAAAAACAAGCAAATTGAAGTTTTTTATGTTAAGCCTGATTCTGAGCTTCTAACAGGAGTACCAAAACTAATGGATAGGGTGGTTTTTAGTGTATTACAGCAATATGCGCGATCTGGCCTTCTAAAATCTCTCACTGTTGTCAGTAATGAACTTTTAGAAAATCATTTAGGAAATGTTCCTATTAAGAAATATTATGATACTCTTAATGATTCGATATTTTCAACCATTCACTATTTAAATTTCTTTGAACATAATGAGCCAGAAATCGGAATGGTATCAAAACCACTCGACGTTTGTCGTATTAGAACCATTGGTTTGCTCAATATGAAAAATCTTCAGGAAAAGTGGCTTTTTGAGCTTGACATGGATCGCGATGTATGTTATTATATGTGTATAAACAGGGAAAAGTTGGAGAATGATGGGGAGCTTCACAAGAAACTGGTTGGTTTGCTTAAGCAAAAACCAAGGAATGCTTTCCGTAAGATCTCGTATGCAATTTACGAGACTGAATATGATGATTTTGGGTTCTGCGTTGCCCTTACTAACGTAGTACAAGAATACGTTTGATATGCTACATCAAACGTGATAGACTCAGATATCAAGGAAAGCTTGGTATTCTTTAACACAAACAAGGAGAAAAAGAAATGAGTATTGATATGGAACTGATGCGGCGTAAGCTAGCATCCCTTCGTGGAGAAGGAAATGGAGATAAAACTCAGTCAGTCTGGTTCAAGCCGGACGAGGGCGATACGGACATTCGTATTGTTCCAACTAAAGATGGGGATCCGCTTAAGGAAATGTCGTTCCACTATAATGTGGGCGATCATCGAGGCGGTGTTCTTTGTCCGAAGCGTAACTTCGGCGAAGCATGTCCCATCTGTGAATTTGCCTCTGCGCTATGGCGTGAAGGCACATCTAACAACGACGAAGACAGCAAGAACCTTGCTAAGTCTCTCTTCGTTCGACAACGATATTTCTCCCCCGTGGTTCTCCGCGGTCGAGAAGACGAGGGTGTCAAGGTTTATGGTTACGGAAAGAAGGCTTATGAACTTCTTTTGGGCTATATTCTTGATCCCGAGTACGGTGATATTACGGACTCTCATGAGGGAACGGATATTACTTTGACATACACCAAGCCCAATAAGCCTGGTGCATATCCACAAACGAGCCTAAAAATGCGTCGAAACACATCCCCCCTGCTCGAAGATGCGGAATCCATCCCTGCCCTCCTGGACCGCATCCCTGAGTTCGATTCCCTATTCGAACGCTTGTCCCCCGAGCAAGTAGGCGCTATTCTAGATGAACAACTTTCCGGCAATGGTTCTGCAGAAAGTCGTTCGTCCGAGACAGTCAAGTACTCCGCACAACCGACGAATGATGTTGATAAAGCGTTTGATGAACTGATGTCTTGATCCTAGATAAATAGGTTCGTGGACCACCGATAGCAGACCGGGATTAAATAGTCTGCCACTTTTTACACCTTGGAGGGAACAATGGCTGGAGGGATTCAACCAGGATCGACAGCATCGAGCCCCGCTTCGGATAGGCTTGATAAACAGATTCGCCGCGTTTCTAAGATTGTGCTTGAGAAGCTAAAGTCGAAGTATCCCGGCCTTGAGCGCTTACACAAGTTGCCAAAACGGATGCTCTTCGAAGGCATCGGAGCATGCTCGCCAGACGGAGGCGCGTGGATATACGAGGATAAACTCGTTGCAGCATTCGAAGGAAAACATCAGGGTTTGAAGGGAAATGCTATTGAGAGGTGGTTTAAAAACTATCACCATATCATGGATATCAACCCTAGATGCCCACTGGTCACTTTTACTACCGGCCCCGGCACAAGGCGGGGGGAAGTTATTCACAAGACTCTGTATCGTCCGGTGCGAGGCCAATACAACGTGATTAGACAAGGAGGACCCTCAGTGTTCCTTAGTGAGCTTGGCTATTCTGATCAATTTGTTGAAGAGACTATGACTCACTTTATCGAAGACGAGATTCGGAGACTACAATAATGAAGCCGTTGTTTATGTGGGCAGGCGGCAAAACGCGCCTTATTAAGAAGTACAAGGCGAAAGAAGTTCTCCCTGAGTCGTTTGATGTGTACATCGAGCCCTTTGTTGGTGCCGGCGCAATGTTTGTCTGGGCTTATGAGCAGAATCCAGGTGCTACCTTCATTCTGAACGATTACAACGAATCTATCATGGCTATCTATGAGGCTATTAGAGACGATATACATGTCTTTACCGCAAGAATGGACGATCTATCATCGGAATACTTACCGCTAATCAAAGAAGAACCAGATAAGACTAAAAGAAAAACTCTTGAAAAGGAACTAGAAAAAGACTGGGCTGAACTTTATAATCTCTTTCCTTGTCGAAGATATTTCTATTTCAAACTTCGCCAAGAACACGCTTTTGAACATGATAAGTGGACACGTACAGAGGAGGCCGCATCACTATATTTCTTGATGAAGACAGGGTTTAACGGCATCTGGCAAGTCAATAAAAACACGAATGGCCGCTTTGGTACGCCATCTGGTCTTCTGAACCAGAAAGATGAAGTCTATGACAAGGATAATGTTATGGAGTGGCATGCCGCCTTGCAAGGCTGCACTCTGATGACAGGAGACTTCGCCCAGACACTTGACAAAGTTGAATCTGGAGCCTATGTTTTTCTGGATCCTCCGTATCGCGGCTCTTTTACACAGTATGGTGTTGATTTTGATGACGAAATGCAGAACCGCGTGATTAAATTTTTAAACGACTTGACTTCTGCAGGAGCGTATGCTATGATGTCTAATAGAGATGTGGGAGATGGTTTCTTCGAATCTCGGCAGGGAAATAATCGTCTTATTTATTTTGATGTGACGTATACTGCTGGTCGTAGAAAGAAGAATGAAGATGGAACACATAGCGCTAAA